TCCATACGTAGGTCATTGTTGCAGTTACTCGTGTTGAGCTCGTGCACGTTGACTGCCATTAGCTCTTGAGTTGAGTCGGCACCGTTTGTGAAGTTGTCGCCAGTGCAAATCTTACCGCTGTCGTAGATGTTTGGTAAGTTTGGTACGAACGAGCACCCTGTTTGCGGGCTGTATAAAAACAAGTATGGACTACCTGCTGATATTACTTTGCCTTCGTTGGGTATGTATTGATGCGGGAACATAATGAACATTCTAAATCCCAATGCAGTCGCATCCCAGCACAAACCTTTGTTGTTGTTAAACTCGCTAGTTTGTATGTGATTGTCGTTGGTGCGTTGGAACGCTACTCGCGGAATGAACATATGATAGTATTCACTATCGGGTATACGCTCCAGTAGAGCGCCACGAAACATAAAGAATGGGATCTCTCTGAATAGATAGTTTCTATCGGTACCTGTAAATGCTGCAATGTGTGTGCTGGGCGAAACAGGTATGTCGGTAACGTGGAAAACAGGCTTTGACTTTACACGTTGTACAGCTTCAGCCTGGGATTTGAGCAGCGTTGTGACAACTGTACGTTTGTAAAAGTTGCCGTCTGGCTGCAGAATGATTTCTTGTTGTATTGGATTTGACATGATAATAAAAGAAAAGCCTGCCACCCCGTTAGAGGTGACAGGCAACACATATGACGTATAACACTAACTTCTACGGGTTACGTAGAAATTTAGGCTTTGCTGGAAGCTTGCGGCTCAAGTGTGATTGAGTCGTAGTTGCTAACAGCTGTGTCGTGAGACAGTGTATCACCGTTGGATACAGCGACTACAGCTTCTGGGGCTGATAGCGCCATGCGGATCGAGCGATCTGCGAGGATGTCACCTACTGTGACGTCTTGTTCGAAGCCACGGGTTACAGAGTTTGTAAGCCCGTAGCGGATTGTTACGTTTGTCATGTTTATTTTGGGTTGTTGTGTTGTGTTGTGCTCATATGAGCGAGAAAGTGTTTGACAAAAATCATTTTGAATACCACATTAACAATGCAACCCATCCACTCGGTGTTGTTTATTGTTATTATTCGTGTTCATTGTTGTGTTCAACCCCCTTACCTTCGGGTAGGGGGGTTGTCTTGCTTATGTGAGTATGTATTGCGTACGTGATCACGTCCCAGTTTATTCCGTAGTTGGCGTCGTGCCTGTGCTCCAGGAACCTAAGCACACTACGAGCATCATCGACGGATAATGTTATGTCCATGCCTTCTTGGGCGTGGTCAATGATATCTCTGGAAGTCCATATGATATCAAGCTTGTCTGGGTTTATTGCTTTCATTAGTCCTTGTGTTTGATTATGATACGAACCATATCTGGTGATCGAAGTTTACGCATAGCTTTATCTTGTATCTGGCGAATACGCTCACGAGTAATATCATACTCGCTGCCTACTTCTTCCAGGGTGCGGGGTATCCCGTCGTCAAGCCCGAAGCGTAAGTATATAATGTTACGCTCAATCGGTGTGAGCTTGTCGAGTGCTGATTTTAGATCTAAGTCCATTAGTATAAATTGTGTGCCCCCCGCTCCAGTCTTGTCGGAACAGGGGGCACTGCCCCGTTTGAGGCATGGTTGTTAGGGTCGTCTCCGACGTTCAACATCTCTTAGAACCTTGTACGTATATCTTGTGAGGGCGCACTTTATTACGTCTAGGGCGAGAGGGACGATAGCCACTAACATTGTTTGCATTACTCGTTTCTTCATCATGATAGAGTTTGCTACGAGCCCATTTCGGTGTGCAGGCAAACAATTGAAGCACACTGGTAATCAGTGTGATCCAAAGTCCAGTGAAGAACGCAGTAATCATCCCAGCGAACGTGCCTGCAAATAGTACAGGCAGTCCAAAGGTTGTGACCACATCTAGTGGTTTGCGTATTTTGAGCGTGCGGCGAAGCCCCAGTGTTCGTGTGAACACCAGGACAATGCCGATTGCTGCGAAGAATGAGAAGAGGATGAGTTCCATGTTAGTTAGTTGCGTGTTTTTGTTTGATACGTTGGATGAGACGTTTGCGTGAGTCAGGATTGCTACCGACGCTCACGTAAACGCCAAGCAACGCATCAGCCTCGCGGTCGGATTTGAATAACGTTTTGCGTAGTGTACGCTTTTTGTCAGCTGTGCGATACGATGGCTCTGGTAGTGACTCTGTGTAGAGACCACCGAGGACACCAGTTGCACCGCGCTTGCGATCTTGATAGTTGGATTTCATCTTGTCTTCCCAATCATCTGATTTGGGAGGTGTGCCTACGAATCGAGAATCGTCTGGGTCACACGCAGGTGCTTGATAGAACGATTGATCGTATTCACGTTGTATTGCTTCTTGGTCCGCTGATTCTAATGATTCATGTTCAAGGAATGATAGGTTGTTGCGTTCGTGTGTTTCACCGAACTGTGTATAAGATGTGATGTCGCAGCTAGTGTACTTAATAGCTCGGTTGATAACCTCAGTTGCGTTGTCAGCTAACCATTGATCGGAAGCGTGACGGAAGAACTCAGCAAGTCGTGGGGATGAGCCAACTACTTGGTCATAGATACGTTCGCGAATCACTGCACGTTGATGACGTTGACAGTGTAACGGTCTGCTGAACAGATCTTGGATAGCTTCGATAGCGTCTTGCTTAGCTTGATGTTCCATAGCCTGCACGCAGGACATATCACCAGCGAGTCGGTCATCCTTAGGATCGGAATGAGCTTGGTAACTCGACTCGTTCTCAGCAAGCCATTGGTCAACGATTATCTGAACCATTGTGTCATCGATATCACGTTCGAACACGGTATCAGCTGTGTCACGTTGCAGGTGACGAGCATGTTGACGTGCGGACGAATACAGATTACGCCATAGGTTTTTGTTTTCAACTGAATAACGATCAGTGTTGTGGATCTCAGTGATGATCCAAGCGATGTAGTCTTGATTATACATATATGTGTGTGTTTTTTTGTTAGGTGAAATGTAACTCGTATCAGCACGGGCTACGCCCAGACGAGCCCGTGCTGTTACGAGTATAGATTGATTAGTCGTTTGACCAATCATCAGGAAACTCAATAGAACCATCCTCGCACATTCTTTCGTACTTATCGTACATCTTGTCTATTTTGTGTTGTTGGTAGATATCTTTTACAACTTGATAGCCAATGTATACGATCATACACGCTGTTATTGATAAGAGGAATACAGTAATGTTTAGTATTATTTCCATTATTTGCGTTATTAGTATATATTGGTTGATGTTAACCTACTTCAACGATTTCATTTCCATCGCTATCAGACACATACACACATCCCACTAGGTCGTAGTTGTCGAGTATATATTGAGCTGTCTTGATTGCTTCTTTCATGGTTGACGCTTCTTCGAATCGTTCTTCGTTAGGTGCATCCTGGAGATAATACATTAAGCTATATGTTATTTGTGTTTTCATAGTATATATTGACTTTGATTTACAGTTGTGTTACTTGGTGAATATTAACGAATTGATTGTTTCTTGCGAACCACTCACTGAACTCTTCAACACTAGCAAACTTTAGCAGGTTCCCAGGTGCGTTGTTGAATAAGCAGTTTATGGTGTTCTTTTTCCAGGTGTATGTTACTGATACTTGTGTTATCATAGTATATATTGATTTATTTTCTTTTCTTTAGTTGTCGAAAAAAAGGCTGGGGGCTGTTGTCAACCCCCAGCCTAGGAGCTTAGCCGACTATGAAGGAGTCGCTGTAGCCGTTTTCCCAAGTGATGGTCTCGACTGTGACCGATGTACCTCTCTTGAAGGCACTAGCGTCCCATAGCTTACAGTATTCGCCATCTTTATTGCGGAGGACTAACGCGTAGTCATCAAGAGCAGCTGGCTGACGGCAGGACATTACTGTCCATGCAGAAGAGAGAAGCTGAGGTGCGGCTTTGGATTTTGTGGGCTTTGCCATATTTCGTATTTTTATTAGTGGTTCTGGTTGTATTGAGCAACATGCTCGTGAAGGAAATCCTGTCAAGGTGGAGATTTTCACACGAATCGGAATCCGATTCATGTAAGGGAAGCTAAGTTACTGGACAGATCATAAGACAACGACCATGTCCATTCACGCTTCTAAAGAAAATTCTACCTTTACAGGATTTCTAGAGCATGTTGCTCAATACAACCAGGTTCCAATAAAAAAGAAATATGAGCAAAACCCAAAATCCAAAGCCACACCTCACGGTTCTCCTTCAGCATGAGACAGTAATGTCCTGCCGTCAGCCAGCTCCTTGTAGACACGCGTTAGACCTCCGCAATAAAGATGGCGTTCTACTGTGCTATGGGACGCTAGTTCCTTCAAGAGAAAGGACACCGAGTCACAGTCGAGACCATCACTTGGGATAACGGCTACAGCTTTATCCCTCTCCTTCATCGTCGGCTAAGCCCTACGGCTGGAGGGTTGGCAACTGCCCCCTGCCTTTTTTGGGGGGGTTTTTTGGGCTCCTTTGTTCCGATAGGGTTCCGAAGTAGGCAGTTTCTTCCGTTGCGTTTATTCTGCGGATGTAAGCTACTGAACACCAACGACATATCCGTCATATTGTTTGTGGTCAATGGTCGGGGAGTCTGTAGGTGCATGTAGCTTGTGTCAGGTGCTGACGTACTGCTGTTGCTCCCGACCATGGTGCCCGGCACTTTGATGCAGGGGCACAAGGGGGAACTTCGGATCGGAAACAACAAGGAGTCCCTACCTGCGTATCTAATTTTCAATTTTTGAGGAATTTATAGGGTAGACACCCTAGGGTTTAGGCAATTGTGGAACACTTGGTACACCTAGGGTACACTTTGTGGTACACTTTTCAATGTTATAAGTCTGTAGCTTTATCAACGACTTATGTAATATGGAACAGAAGGTACACTTTTCTGAGAGACGTAAAGTAAAAATTATTTTTCCCAGAAAAAAGTGTACTTTGTGTACCAGATTCTGTAAGTCCTTAATAATCATATAATACAATTGGGTACACCCCCATGAAAAAAGTGTACCACAGGTGTTCCAAGTGTTCCATGGTGATTCATACTTGACACGGCGTATGCAAAGATTCATATGTATTTCGTGGACGAAAACGACATTAAGATCACAGATAAACGAACGTATGCTTCTGGGAGCAAACCAAAGCAGGTAATCAAGCAGCAAAATGCCAAGCGAAGCAGATGCCATCGTAAGCGCATGAAAGCAGAAGATGACATGAAAGTAGCCCAGAAAGAATTAGCCAAGGTCGAGAAGGCACTAACAGTCAAGGAGCAGTTCCTTGATATGATGAGCAAAGCTCCGACTCCCGCCCAGCAGCGTAAGGCATTACTTGCAATGTTCGCAGAGCGTGGTATCAACCCCATCGAGGAGCTGATGAGTTTCACAGCAGACGAAGAGGTTCCCGTGAAAGAGCGGATAGCAATCTGGAAGGAGCTGGCAAGTTATACACAGCCCAAGCTCAAGAGTGTGGACGTCCAGCAGAACATAACTGGCGAGATGAAGATCATGACCGTGGACTACAGTGCAGTTACCAAGACCCAACTTAATGACATTGTGAACGCGGAGGTGATTGACAACGACGGAGACTATGATGAGTTTATAAGTGACGAAGACAAGAATGAGTAACAACCCAATCCAAGATGCCCAAGCGATACTAGGGGAGCATTGTCGAAACTATGTAATCATTGCGTCTGTAGATGAAGACCCAATGGTCTACGATCTCAGGTTCAACGATCCCTACGCAGCCCAAGCCCTACTGAAGAACGCGACTCGATACCACGATGTCTATGTCTCAGGTGGAGCGACCCCCATGAATGAAGATGATGAGTGGGAGTGGGATGAAGAAGAGGTGGAAGAGGATGGGGATGACTACGGAGTGAATGAGTGTTAGAATACCTGCACAGGGGTGGGAGCCGAGACCATATCAGCTCAGCCTACTGAAGTACATGTCTCAAACGAAGCGGTCGCTACGAGCGGTCGTTGCCTGGCATCGTCGTGCTGGTAAGGATTTGACGTGTGTTAATATCATGGCGATCAAAGCGCTACAGCGTGTAGGTACATACTGGTATGTTCTACCGTACGCCAACCAAGCCAGACGTATTGTCTGGAATGGTATGACGGGTGAGGGTAAGAAGTTTATTGACTACTTCCCAAGGGAGATAGTTGAAAAGAAGAGTGAGCAGGAGATGCGCATTCACCTTAAGAACGGTAGCGTTATTCAACTAATGGGCTCTGACGACCCAGATAAGATGGTTGGTGCGAACCCCATTGGGGTGGTTTTTTCTGAGTTCAGTATTTCTGACCCAGCAGCGTGGCAGCTAATCAACCCCATCCTAGCGGAGAACGGTGGGTGGGCTTTGTTTAACGGAACGCCCCGTGGTGAGAATCATTTCTACAAGCTACTGCTACGAGCTCAGTCGGAGGGCAGCTGGTTCAGCAGCCACCTGTCGGTTAAGGACACCAAGGCGATAGCCGCCGATGAGATCCGCAAGGCTCGCAACGAGCTGAACAACGAAGCCAGGTTCCAGTCGGAGTACATGTGCTCATTTAAAACGCCAGTCGAGGGAGCCTACTACGGAGCCCAGATCAACAAGGCGTATAAAGATAAGCGTGTTGTAGAGACGATTGCGGTAGATCCACTACTCCCAGTGCACACAGCGTGGGACTTGGGTATGGATGACGCCACAACCATTTGGTTTTTCCAGCTGTTCAAGAGTGAGATTCGCATAGTGAACTACTACGAGAACAGCGGGGAGGGTTTGCCACACTACGCGAGGCACTTAAATGTGTGGTCAAACCAGAAGGATGTGACTTACGGCAAGCACTACGCCCCGCACGATATTAAGGTGCGAGAGTTAGGCACTGGTAAGTCACGGCTTGAGACAGCCCGAGGTCTGGGGCTCAAGTTTACGACAGTCAAGAAGCTGTCGATTATAGATGGTATCGAAGCCGTACGTAATCTCCTGAACCGATGCTGGTTCTCTAAGGGTGACTGCTACGCAGGCATCGAGGCACTAAAGGGATACCATAAGGAGTTCGATAGCTCACGCGGTGTATTTCGCAAGACCCCCGTTCACGATAAGAACTCCCACGGAGCTGACGCTTTCCGTACGTTAGCGGTTGGACTCAAGCAGCCCAGCTTCGGTAAACGCAAGATCACGAATGAATACCAAGTCAAAAACCTCAGTTGGTGAGTACCACAGGCTATCCATGTATCAAGAAGCCTGCGTCCTGTATAACACACAGGGTCAAGACTTCGGAGCATTGTTTCATGAGATAGTAGACTCGCCTAACGGCGAACATAAATATTTTTTCGGGGGTCCCGATTATCTTCTGCTCGGCTTGGTGAAGGAAGATGAGCTGGGTATGTACTGGCATGTGTGCTATGCAGCTCACAGGAATCCGAGGTTCACTGTAGCTAAGTTCTTAGAACTTGCTCCTTTTCCGCTTGACAGGGTGCAATTTTGCAGGTATCACAAGATGAATACCGATACCCCATTTAAGTTTTATAAGTGGGAAACTTTTAAACGTATATCTAAATATGGGCAGCAAACCTAGCA